GGGCCCAATATAAGTGATATTTCATTTGTCAGCACCGGTAAAAGCGTATCAGTTGTTGTCGGTCCAAATATCGCATAGTACTTAGGAATACCACGATCATTGGGGCTAGGGTACGCTTGACGAATAAAGTTAACATCTTTGTTAATCAAGAACTCGTAGTTACCATTAGCATCAACTACCGCTAAGGAGTAGACAGACAAAAAATCACTCGGGGTCGAGAGGTACTCATTGTTATTGGTGATAAACCCAGTCACGTTTTTGCGTAAATAGGCCAACTGCACAGAGCTATATATTTTCTGCTCTGCAATCTTTACGAACGTGGGAATATTCTCGACAAACAGTTGTTCATCACTTTCCGAGTACGAAGTAATTGCGGCGGTAAGCTCTGCGTAGTTCATGATTAACCCATTGGTCCTCTAGCCATTATTCCACGAGTAGCCGCACCTGTACCACGAATCTTAATGCCAGATGTCTTTACATTATCTGCGCCGGGGTCGCCCTGAGATACACGGTTAACACCTGTGCCACTACGCTTTTGATTAGCGGCGATAGTGTTTGGGTCTCGCATCTTAGGAGGCTGACCTGTCACTTTCTGACCTGTCATAGTGTGGGGCTCTGCATATACAGAAGCATCCCCAACCTCTTTGCCCATCAACTTGTGTGAATATTTAGCCATTACTTGCTCCCTTGATTCTTCACCCGAGCTAAGCCGCTACCCATAGCTTTCATTTGTTCTGAAGTAACGCCGCCCTTAGCCATCTTCTTCGAGCCATGCATACGCACTTCATTCGCCTTAACAGCCTTATTGGCTACCTTTTTCATATCTTTCATTTCAAGCTCCTATGCCGTGTAAACGACGACATTACCTAACGTTATGTTCAATTTTAAAGCATTGGGCGTTAAATCACCATCTCTTGAGCCACCAACAGGCGCCCAGCCCCATTGGAAAATTCTACTTCCGCCCCGATCATCGCCAGAAACGATATAACTTGTATCTGGTCTTGGGTTCCTAACGGCCTGCGGGTCATAAACTGGATACATCCCAATCTGTAACTGCGGTTGGTCAGGCTCCCAACACTCTGGGCACACCCTAATATTAACTTGTTTCGTTTTAATAATGAGTGTTTTAAGCTGTCTAAGTTTAAACCGCTGACCACAACGATCACATTCACTTATGCTATGTTTGCCAGAGGAGAATTGATTAGCCATATCTTAGCTATAAAACGTGTTACGAGGAACAAATCTAACAGGAGCTTTCTCTCTGTCCTCTTGCATCGCAAGGTCAAGTTGCTCTAAGTAATCTTGTTTCAAAGCAATGACTCGATCAGGTGTCATACCGGCAATTTTGAGGCTCAAATAATGAGACAACCCAGCCACCATACAGTTTAAGAATCTGAAGGGAATGTCCATAGTCTGCGTACCGCTGTTGCCTGCATCCTGAATGCGACGCAAACGCCAGTACACAAATGTGTATTGAGTGCCCGGTGTATTCGGCGTAGGCCACACAGTGATCTTGGGAGACTGCACCCCTGTTGGTGTAGCCGCACCGCTTAATCGTTGAATCCAGACCTGTATAGGCCTTCCTGTAGCGTTTTTATTCGGTATAGTCGCATAGGTGGGCTCTGCTATGCGAGTAATCGTGATGTCTGTTTGGTTCTGACCTGTGCCTGTACGGATAACCATATCAAGCAAATCAATTGTATCTATAGGCAGATCATATGTAGACTGCCCCGTCACCATAGGAATAGCGCCCTCTTCAATCGTCCAAAGGTTAATCCCGCGATTAGCCCACTCAACGGTCAGCAAGTTTAAACTGCGTCTCGCTGTCTTAAGCTGATAGCCCGTACGCAACTCAGAGCCGCATCTCTCGAACGCCTCTTCTACAAGATCTGAGATATCAAGATTAAAGCCTGCGGTACCTGAAGTGGTCATTATCTAAACCCTGCTGTTTTCTTTGCAATACGCTTTGGTTGCGCTACAAATTGTTTACCGGAAGCCTTGCCCGTCCGTTTTGCTTTCGTCGTTGCCGCATACTCCGCAGGGGTTAGTGCTTTAATCGCTTTTTCAGGCAGATACCGCTCACCTGTCTTTGAGGACTTCTTACCTGACTTGGTAGTCCATTTCTGGTCACCCCAATCTTTAAGCGATTTCTGAGGAGCTTTCAATCTCGGTACCCCCCACCTGCGGCTTTATATTTCTTTGCTACTAGTTGGGCTTTTCTACCGCTCCACTTTCCAGCGCCTGTACCTTGCGTTGCCGCAGACTTGACTTGAGAAACAATTCTCTTACGTAACTCAGGCTTAGTGTAGTTCCCTGCGGCGTTTACCTTGCCACCCTCAGCATACAGCTCATCCTTACCGACACGAGCTTTTTTCTTTGGAATCTTTTCTGGCCTAATGATTCCCATGCCACGGCTGGATTGCATATTTACACCATTCTACCCTTAGTTTTACCTCTAATAGCACAACCATCACCACGGCTAGGCTTAACTGAGCCGCCTTTCTTCATGCCAGACATCTTGCGCTTCTCTTCTTCGCGCTTTTTGGCTTCCTTCTCTTTCTCTTTGTTTGGGTTTAACATCTTCCCAAACTCACCTTCGCCAGTAATGGCGCCGTACAGAGGGCTCATGTTGCCTCTTTGGAAAAGCCCTTTATTGGCAATCATGCCATAAGCAGGGCTTACAGAGCCTAAAATTTCTTTCCAGCTCATAAAATCCTCCCCTTAGTCTTGCCACGAATGGCACAGCCATCGCCTCGGCTAGGTGAGCTTTTAACCATACCTCCACGAGCCTTCTTAACAGGTTTAGACTCTTTCTCCGAAGAGAACATTGAGCTTAGCTTTTCTTTCATGCTACGCAATGGCTCACGAGCCGACTTGTTCTCAGCTGTTTTGTTTTCATCAAAACGTTTACGAGCCATGTTCTCTTTGCGTTGTTGCAACACATCCTGAATACCTGCTGGCATCTCTCCGCCATCTGCGTATTTCTTCATGATTAACAAGCCTTCTTAGTTTTTCCGCCCATAGCCATTTTGACCATAGTACCTTTTGTTTTACCACGAACAGCACAGCCATCAATCGAACCACCGCTCTTAAGCTTAGCTAAGTTTGATTTCTTGCCACCATGTAATTGGCTCTCATGCATGCCAACAGCTTTCTTAGCCATCGTTTTATCTTGTTTTTTATCCGCACCCATCTTATCTTCTGGGACATCTTTCTTTGCTTTTTTATCCGCAATCATTTTCATAAAATCAAATTTCTTACCGTCTTTTGCCATACCGCCAGATTTCATCTTATGCATCATAATCTTCACCTTGTTTAAAAAGTTTATCTAAAGAATTTGTCCATTAACCACGTAAACGCCGCCCCAACTCCTGCGGCCGCACCGCCTACATACATCAAAGTTCTCCAGCCACCCTTAGCTTCGGATAATGTCTTTTGTATATCTGATAAGGTTTTCTTTATTTCGTCCATATCTTTGACTATCTTATCCATGTCGGATTGCAAATGCTTAATGTCACTAGCATGCGTAGCCAGTTCACGAGCTGTTTTAATTGGGTCATCCATTTAACATTTCCACCGTTTGAGACTTGCGGCTTTGCGTGTCGGCTTACCCTTTTCGTCTTTCATAGGACCGGGCATCCCGCTCATGCGAGCACAAAATGATTTTTTACGAGGGCCACCTTCAGGCTGTGGAGCCTTTAGATTAGACCCAGTGGCTTTGTTGTACTTGGCTCTGCCTTTCGCAGTTAGCCCCGCCCCTTGCTTTGTAGGAAGCTTTTCACCACGACCTACTGCAAGTACGGGGGTTTTCTTAGCCATAGAACACAGTCGCCGTAGCATTCGCCAACGTGACGAACACATCTGTATCAAAAAGAATGCCTTGACCGGGGAATGTAATGCTTACCGTGCCCGCCACTGCTGGTGCCGTATATGAGAACCGCGCTGTGCCATCAGTACCACCATCTTTCAAGACGACTGTACCTGCGCTGGCAAATGAGACAATGATCCCTTTTACCCGTGTTCTAGCGCCGTAAGCCGATCCAGAGGTTGTTCGTTCTGCAGCTTTAACGTCAGTTTGCATAGTCATTATTAGCTCCTATGAGTGATAAACCCCGCCGAAGCGGGGGAGCTAAATTAGGCTGTACGTGTAAACACGTATGCTGTGGCGCTGGAGAACATGAGGGTGAATCGCGCCAAGCCGGTCGGTCCTGCTGCAACAGACACATCACCAAACGAACCCGCCGTGGTAACTGCGGCACCGGACTTGATGCCATTTACAGCTACTGCAATGGTTACAGTGCTTGCGCCTGCGGTGTTATCAATGGACAGCTCAAAAACAGTACCTTGAGTTGCGCCTAGTTCCGCTCCGAGCAAAGCGCCGGTAGGCAACGTGATCGTAGTTAGAGCAGCAGAGGTAGTGGTGATGTAGCCGGTTGCAGCTTGAGCCGCTGTGGCTGTCGCCGTAGCGTTGATTGCTGCTTTTGTGATGTGCGTAACTATAGGGTTAAGCAGAGGGCCAATAAAACCGTTTGTGGATGTGACTGGGCCGGAGAAGGTAGTTGAGCTCATGATGTTTCCTTTGTATTTGCAGTACTTCGTTCTATAGTCTCTGCAACGTCAGCTGGGGCTGTCTATAGAACTGGAGTTTCCCAGTGTTATTGTATTTATACGCCAGTTTACTAGTGTAGTCAATATTTTAACTGCGTGAGGTAGGTTTGCCATATAAAGACCCAGAAAAACGCCGAGAAAAGCAGAACGAATACAACCAGAAATACTACGCAAACAACCCATCAGTCTGCAAAGCCCGATAGACATATAGTAACACCATACAAACATTTGTGTCAACCCAAAGAAAAACCCCGCCTTGTGAGCGGAGTCTGTAGAGCTAAGTGCTTGATTCTAAAGGGTTATGCCCCGATTGAACCGTACATACCTAAGGGGTCGCTGAAACCAAACGAATAACGCTCACGAGCTTTATAGCGTGTATTCCCAGTTTCAAAGT